TTAGGGTCTTGTCCCCTAATACTGCTTATGAAACGCTTTTTTAATTGATCGAATTCTTCATCGGAGTATTCGTCCTCTAAAGTTTCAAGCAGATTAATAGCAGATGAAATAATATGTTGCGCACGCATTTCATACGCATCCTCCTTGCTTTCCTCAGGAACATAGCTACTAAGGGCACGCATGATGCTTTCTTTATTTGATCTATCGTAACTCAAACCAACCTCGCAATCTGTTTCCTGTATTTATCAAAAAATCATAGAATAGATATTTGCATCACACGGGTCATGTGCTACCGTCAATGAATAGTTTTTTAGAGTTGCTTCTAGCGTGTATTCGGTGTTGCGCATCATTGCATTTGATGATTTGTTATCCACTGCTACTACGCATTGTACACGCCTTGCGCCAAGTTGGTCGCGGATATACTCGGTACCTGCTGTGATCATTCCGGCACCGTGCCCTAAGTTGCGCAACGATTCCAGCACCTGATTGCCGGCTTCGTAAACGGGTATTGATCCGTTTACTGTTTTTATTTCAAATCGACCAACAATTTTTTTGTTATGGCGAACCACATAAATGCCGTACCACGATTGTCTAGTTAAAGACCATTCGAACAATCGCTTTTGTCCGGATGCATCGAACCCTTCGGTGACTGTTTTTAAATCACCGAAGTCATCTTCGGAAACCATCTTAAAATTGTAATCGTTTATTGTAAATTCCTGGTCCATATTATTTTTCCATGTTCTTGAGCATATTTCTTAATTGTGTAGTTCGTTGTCCTACACCTTCGCCTTTATCGCTTGCTGACGACGGAGCTTTTGATTTGTTTGACATAGCCGGGCTTTTGGGCGCAGGATTGTTAACCACGTTCGACTGCCTAAGCTGACTCATTACATTTTTTGTACTTGATGTAATTGCATCGTCTTCGCCTTCTTCTAAGTCGTATATGCGCAAAGTAACTGGCGAAAATGCTAAGTCAACTCTGCTGCCTACACCAGACGATGAACGAGTTTTCATAAACTGTATTTGATAGCGGCCGGACTCACGCATGGCCTGCGAAGTAAAAATACCAATTACGTTATCAGCTGTATTTACTTTGGATATACCACCTGCAATATGACTCGGGTCAAATTCTACTTCTTCGTATGACCCCCTGTTCAACTGCGAAGCTGTTACTAACAATATGTTCAGTTCAACTGCAACGTTACGCAATTCTTCCGATACAAACTTATCTTTGATAAACTGATCACTTGGACTAACACGAGCAGACACAGGCATCATCAAGTCCAAGTAGTCAACAAGTATTGCATCTACTTTGCGGCCTGTTTGAACTTCTAGCTCTTTTACATAAGCACGTATGTCGTTTGCTGTACAACCGTTTGGTAATTGCTTTAACCGCAAGTCGCCTTTGTATTTGCGATAAAAGTTCTTAACTTTCATAGCAACGTTTTCGACATCTTTTAAAACACCGCGTGTTTCAACACCTGCAATCATTGCATCCAGTCGCATACCGCACAAGTTTTCACTTAACTCTAATGTGATGTAAACAACATTCAGTCCAAGCTGTGCCCAGTTTACGCCCATGTTCTGTAGAAACAAACTTTTGCCTGCGCCCGATTGTCCAGCAAAAATGCAAATCTCGCCGCGGTTTAGTCCGCCGTAAAGTTTGTTGTCGACATCGCGCCAGCCTGTGCTGATCATGCCGCTGTTGTTTTTAATTGCTTCAAGACGCGAAACTGGATCATGAAAGTAATCAGTACCCAAGTTCTTGACTAGTCCGATTTGTACAGCTTCTTTAACTGCTTTTTCAACTTCGCCGTAACGATGGTCTTTAACTAAATCCACCGAGTTTAATATTACTGCTTCGATTGCTTTGTGTCGTACAAATGTTTCGTACTCTTTTAGAAACCAATCCGAATGACTTTCGTTGATGTCGTCTAGTTTTTCTAAACCTTTTTTACCTGTTACTGCTTTAATTTGTGCAATAGTAGGCAATGTAGTATGATCGTTACTGTGTTCGTCTAGAAATCTTACAACTGCCTGATTTTCATCGTTGTTAAAATACTGAGGCTGTGTAATCCCTTTACATCTAATGTACAGTTCTGGATCTGTTATCAAAAACTGAATAAACAGATCTTCAATGTCCTTAGTATAGTCCTTTATTTCACTCAATGTTTCATTCTCCATTTTACTCGAGCCGAAAATGTGTCGTAGTCGGCGGCTTCAATTACCGATAGCATAGTGGCTATCCTGCCGTATGTTTCAACTGCTTTTGATGCATCTTTGATTTCGTTGCTCCAGAAAGGAAACGAAACTGCCCAGTTATGCTTGGCAGCAACTTCAACTAATGCACTACCGTCTTTGTCAAAGTCCGGTAATACTATAACTTGTTTATTTAACGACTGTATAAATGCAATCTGCGATTCGTTGATTTCGTTACCTTGTGCCGAAACACCGTGTATTGCATAAGCATCAAGCACGCCTTCGGCTACTATTATATAATCGTTGTGTGGCGATTGCCTATCAAGATTATACAAAAAATCCGGTGGCGATATGTTGTAGTACTTTGTTATTTGTTTGCTAGGCGGCGTGCCCACAAATCTGCCTGTAAAGCCAACTAACGTGTTGCGATAATAGAACGGAATGATCAGTCTTTTGTTTAACATTCCGTTTGTTTGAGGGGTCCAGTAAAACTGCTCAAAGTTGCGTATTCCGCGTTCATAAGCATATTTTACCACATTCAAAAAATTACGATCGGCACAACCGTTGTCTGCCCATTCCTGCATAGTTAACGCTTGGCTTGGCAACTGTGCCGGGGTCCACTTGGCGCTGATGTTTTCAGCAATTTGTAATTCGTGAAGTGCGTCTTTGCCATAGTACTGCTTGTACAAGTCAAAGTTCATTAACTTAACTGTGCGAGCAGGAATGCCAATTTCTTGCAGAAATAAAGAAAACTCTTTACTGAAGGTTTCACCTGGAACAAACTTTGACTTGTGACTACAATTAAAACAACTCGTAGCTACACCGCCGTCCGGTGAAAAGATTATTCCGAAACGTCCTCGTCTGTCAGGAGACTCTCCATGATGATGACACATCATGCAGTTGCGGCTTAGCCAGCCTTTCCTTGTCTGCTGTACGGGACCGAGGTGATCCCGTATTATATTCTCTAGTGTATCCATTATCGTAAGTATAACACATTGGTTAGGACCTTACAATCAATTTCTCAATTTTACCAGTATTATTTTCCGAGTCCGGAAAATACACAAACTTGAGCCACATGTAATTTCCTTCGAACGAAAAGAAACGTGTGCCAGTGTATTCAATAAAATCAATAAAGTCGGCGTCGTCGTATGCTTTAATGTTAAACCATCCGCGGTCTATGTCTGGGTTTGGTGTTTGATCTAAGGTGCCAAAAACTTTTAATTTGCCAGTATAGTTATCGGCGTACACTGAGAACGAGTGCAAATTACTGAGCATGCCTCTTGCGCGAGGTGTTGGTATAGCTTCAGTAAAGAAACGTGAGTCTCGTCTGTTTATTGCAGTGTTAAAGTATCTGCTTTCGGTCCACTCAACGGGCTTAACAATAATACTTGACCTAGGCGAACGGTTGGCTTGGTCGGTTACTTCAACTGTCATGTCGATGTTGTTGCTATAATCTGTGTAGAATGGCGTATTAGTATAGTCGCCTTCGATCCCAGTAAGCAAGTTGTCGGACTTGACTAGTACAATTTTGTATAACCCAACATGAATGTCAGTTAGGTCGCTTTCGTAAATGTCCAAAGACATAAATCCTTTGGCGGTACCATTGTGCAATTTACGCTCAAGCAAAAGTTCATGACTGTCTAAATCAATTATTCTTGCATACACCGATGTACTACATACGTCGGCAGGTGTGCGGTCGGGATTGAAAACTCTGAAGTGTAGAGTGTTATCGACTCCTTTATGCAATTTCATCGGTCGTTTATTCATAGGTGCGTTATCCATAACATCGTTAGTGAACCTATCTCGCTTGAGCAACAAGCGTCTTACATCTTTGTATAAATATAGGTGTTGGGTAGAAATTTCCACTGATAGATCCTTTGAAACATATAATTATACGTATTTATCAATAAGAAGAGATATGAAATTAACAGATAAATTTAGAGAAAACTTTCCTTTTATTAGTTGTGTAAGATGTCGCGAGCTAGAGCATGTGTGCATCATACAGAATCACGATGAAAAGATCATGACATTTTACGACTTTGGGAAAATTAAAACAGACAGCGAATTAAAACATTTGCTTGACTTAGGCGAGACGTGGTGGTACGAAAGTAATCGCAAGTTACCGATAAACATTTTTATAGGAAATAAGATAAAGTGCTTTCAGTTTTGCTTAACTACAGTCGCAATGAAAGACGCAGAAGTGCTTTTTGGTCCAGTGACCAGTTTAAATAACTTATTGACCAAACGCATCAAAAGAAGACAGATACAACTAATTAGAAAAACTGACTAATCCATTTCTTCTAATTGTTCAACTAATGCATTCATCTGTACAGTTATTGCAACTGCATAAGATATCGAGTGACTCTTTTTGAAAAAGTAAGTATCGTCCGTTGGTCTTATCCACACTTCTTTTTCAATTTCTTTCCACGACTTTCCTTGTAGGTGCTTTTTGCCCGGACGTATGATTGCAAGTATCATTGCAAGCTGTTGTACGCTGGTGGGTTTGTATTCTTTGAGTAGGTTTGCATAATCGCCAATGTGGAACAACAACTCAACAAAATCGCGTTCGCACAACAGATCCCACCTTGGAGTTTGCTTTAAAAGCTCAGTTAAATGCTCGTTAGATCTTACGCCGTCGTAAACACCTGCTGTCAGGAAGTCTACCTTGAAATACCCAAGGTTTTCGGCCTCTTTATAGTCGATTGTGGCTAGGTTTGTAGCAGGGTCTTTAGGTATAGCTTGAAAGTAAGCGCCAGTGTTGTGCTTTTCTGTTTTCTTGTCGCGAACAATAATCGCACGAGCATGATCAAGCTTTTCTAATGCTTTGTCTCGATTAGGAAAATCGATGTCGATATCAAAATTTATCTTTTTCATTCTGGCTCATTGATGTTGTTAGTTAAAACAAGCTCAGGCTCATTATCAGTTTCTATCCAAACTCTGGCGCCGCACGACAATGGCTTATCGGGTGAATACACCACCCTGGCAATTTCGTTGCCAGCATCATCTTTTATTATTGCCTGGAATGCATAAGTGTTGTTCTTTTTATGCTTAACAGTTAGCACTGGTTCTTTTTCGTTGTTCTTGATGTTACTTCTTATTTTGTGCTGATTAACATGTATGATATGTTTTTTGTATGGTGATGTCATAGTCCTGATGCTCCTAGCACTTCCTTGGCAAACGCAACATCATCTTTGTTATTGGTCATTTTCTTTTGCCAAAACTTAGGATCGATTTTGCTTTCGATTATGCCAAACTGTTCGTCATTAAATTCGCCTAGTAATTCCGATGCACTTTCTGCAAGAAATAACACCCACGGACTGATCTTTCCGAGCTTGATTACATACACTGCTTCGTTGGTAGTAACTTCTCTAAAAAAGTCCTTTAAGTTAAGTTGCTTGCTTTGTGTCCACTTGTCCATAAAAATAACAGATCGTTCGAGTGCTTTTTCAACTGGCTCACGCTTTACAAAGTCATCAACGAACGCATCGTAAACATGATCCTTGTCCCAGTCGTTTAGTTTAACTCCGTTCTTTATCACAAAGTCAACAAACAGCTCAGTATCAATCGGATCAATGCTTATCAAGTGTCGTCCGAACTTTATAAACCCGATGTAATATGTACTCGATATAAAGTCGTCAAACGACTTGGGCTTTTTGCTGTGCGTAGTTAATTCGAAAAAACGCTGAAATACACGGAAGCCCAGTCTCGACTGAGTTGTGTCTTTGTCTGCAAACCGTTTTTTATTTTTGCACATGTGGTTTGCAAGCGTTCGTTCAGAACTAAATCCTTTTTTACAGAATTTGCATTTATGATCTCGTTTCCTCGACCCTAACGATGTCTTGCTCATCTAATATATCACCTATTTGCACTTCGATTAGTTTTAACGGCTTTTTTGGCACGGATATGTTGGTTACCCTATGCAATTGCATTTTGTCAATCTTGATAACATCGCCCGGGTGCAATTCAATTTGTTCGCAGCCTCGTTCGACTAATGCAGTACCGTCTTCGATAAACCAATGCTCTTCCCTGTTATAGTGAAATTGTAAGCTAATTGACTTGAAAGGTTCAATCACTAATTGTTTCACTCTTACATTCTTGCTGTTATGCAACGAATTAAATCTGCCCCACTTGCGTTCTGTAAAGTTAGCATTCCATTCTGATAACAACGACGAACTCGATTGCATTTTGTTTTTGCCGCCAATGCCAAACACTACATCAATATCGTACTGATTACACAAATCGAGTTCAGGAATATTCTGATCTGTTCTGTCACCACCGTTTGCAAAAATGATATCGCGATGTGGATATCCGTCCATTGTATCCAGTATTGCTTGCTTTGCTGTTCCGTCTGAATCATCAAACCTAATCACAGATTGTACGCATTTTAACTCACGAATGACTGCTGTGCGTTCTTTAAACGACATAAACGATTTGCCTTTCTTGCGTTCGAGCCAATCATCTGAGTTAAGAGCGACAGTGAGATCGCCTTTTTCGGCAGCCTCTTTAAACATAGCAATATGTCCACTATGTAGTGGATCAAAGCCGCCTGAGACTAATACTATCGGTCTTTGCATAATTCATTTATCTCCTTATCCTCGTAGCCGGCAGACAAGAACATTTCGCGCATCTCATCAACTGTCATTAACGATTCAAGTAATTCTAATTCATCCTGCTTGTAATGCGGTTTAAGCTGATGTAATGCTTGCTGTACTTTGCTTTTGGTTTGCTTTTTACTAGGGGCAATCCACGGATGAAACTGTTTTGTACCGACACCGCACAAACACAAAAGTTTCCATTGTAGCTCAGGATGCTTACTTAATGACGAAAATTCATGATTAACTAATTCGTTAACCATAATCAAGTGATGATCAACTAAGTTAGGTTGCTTTACGTTGCTCATAAATCGCATCAGTACGTACGGTGCAATTTCTTTCTTTTCTTCGGCGCTAAGTGATGCATAATAGTCCATGTTACGCAAATCTATGTTAGGCAACACCACTTTAAACAAATCGAGCTTTTTTCCTTTACCTTGTGCCATTATGCAAACAACTCCGCTAATTCTAGGTTGTCAGGAATTTTGTTTGCTTCTTTAACAAACATTGCACACTTAGGACTTTCGCCGTCTTCAAGTGGGCTTACTAACAATGCACCATTTTTTAACTTAGGAAAGAACCACTTAACTTCCGCGTATATGTCGACTATCTCGACTTCCATGGGCTTAATGACCATGTGGTTCAACGGGTTAAATGCTACAGTAAAAAAGCCACGATCATTTAAACTGGTAAGTGGTACAATTTCTGTGTCTGTCATGTCTTCGTCGCATACTAGAACTGACCAGTCTAGTGGTACCTTGATTCTATTTTCACCGATTTTCAAAACAATCGCCGGGGCATAAAATGACTCTAAGAAAATCAAAGGATAAAAGTAGTAATCAGTGTGCTCACGATCTGATGCATCGAAAACACAATAACGAATATCCTCGACTTCGTCTGGTATTCGATCTAGGTTATAAGACTTGTTGTCTACTGTTAATATTTTCATTTACTACTCCTGATTCAACAACTGTTGCACACGTAAAACAACTTCGTCATCGCTTAATATTTTGTTTGTGATTTCTGGTGAATATTCCCACACACCGTCGTCTGCAATTAATGCGCCACTGCTCGAACCGTCATCGACATTGCGATATAATGCTAAACCTAGCGGATGCATTATTTCTCGATTGATACGTTGTAGCAAGCCGAGTTCCGATATTTCATTCCAGTCAATTGCTGTTATTTCGTTATTGTCTTGTTCAACTGTGTGCATAATGCTTTCCTTAGTATTCAATTTTCTTAATTTTAAACGGATATTCTGCTTCTTTATAATGTTTCTTACGTTTAGCTAAGTGCCTCTTTGAGTACTTGCATGTTGACGAAACATCATAAACGTTTACAAAGTCCTTGTCGTCGGCTACCCGCAAGCCACGTCCAATTGACTGTATAACTCTTATAAAACTTTTACCTGGCTCAAACAGCACCAGGTTAAATAAACGGTTGATTGAGATACCTGTTGATGCAACTCCGTAAGTTGCAATGATTATCTTACCGTTTACATCTTGAATACTTTTATACTCTTTCTTACGATCCGTTGACTTTACAGATCCGTCAATGAATACAGAGTCCGGTATAAACTCATTAAACAATTTTCCTGTTTCGATTCTGTCGACTAATATAAGTGTGTTGCCGTTTTCTTCGGCGGCATCTATTACCATGCTCGAAATATATTCGATGCGATGGCGGTTACTGGTTAACCATTTAAGTTCACTTTGATAATTGTCAAACACATCATTGAAATCTTTCATTTGCCAGATTTCAATTTCTAAGTTAGCAAGATAGCCTTGTTCCTGTAAGTCAGATGCTTTGATTTTTCCTAACGCAGGACCGATGCACGAAGTTACTGCTACTTTTTCGTGATCTTCTTCCGGTAGTGTTCCTGTTAGTCCCCAGCGCAACGGAACATGGGCAAATGGTCCAGACAATAATTTTCTTAAAACAGTTGCTTTTGATTTATGCACTTCGTCGACCATTACACAAATTACATCCTCAAGGAACTCCTGGATAGTAATATCAGCTGTGCCTTCTTTAGACTTCTTAGTAAGAGACTCTAGACTTTGCCAAGTACAAATGGTATGCTGATGGCTCAAGTCTTTTCTATCACCAAAGTATACACCGACATCGAGCCCAAAGTTAATGTAATCTTCTTCTGTTTGAGTTACAAGATCTTTCGACGGTACAATAACAACTGACTTGCCGTAATCTTCTACTTTGTCCGATAATACAGCACACACAATTGTTTTGCCGCCGGCTGTTGGACATACATTAATAGATTGTATGTTAGCTAAGTACGAATTGATCATTTCGACTTGGTGTTCTCGCAAGATAATTGATTGTCCTGCGGCTGGGTGACCTTCTGGCCAAACAACATGCGAATATGAATTTTCATCTACATCATCAAATTCAAATTCATGCTGTATACGTTTGTCATCGATTGTGACTTTGTATCCTGATTGCTGGATAATAGGGATTAAGTCAGTAATCAAATTGATATATGTGCGGCCACCAATATCACAAAAGGATACGGTTCCGTCCCAGCGGCCAAGCTTATAGGCGGGAGTGTGCCTTGCGTGAGGTATAAAAAATTTAAGTTTGTCAACTAGCTTTCGTCTAGTTGCTACGTCTAATCCGTGGAATCGTACATTTACTTCATCACGGACTTCCAGTATGCATTCCTTTGCCATATGAGTCCTTTTTGTGCTTCCTGCACATTATAACATCTTCTATTCTTGATTGCTACCGTTTTAGACAGATAATTTTTCCATCATTCGGTGTTGCGATAGCAAGTCACTGTATTGCTTACCTAATGCGTTTGCATGCTCAACTAAAGGTTGTAATTGTTCTGTAATCGCCGGGTCGGTTGACTTCAGTTCAACACGGTAATTGCAATTATTGTAGTCGGTGTTGGCTACAAAAATAATCACATCAGAGTCATTTTTGTTTACATACAAGTGCGAACGTCGAAGACTTCCGGTTGACCGGGTGTGAATACGAAAATTCATGTCGTGTGCTTTATACAGCACTTGGTCTCCGGCATCAATAGTTGCCTGGTGTAAACGCCTGTCTAGATCGTCTATAGATTCATTCATGACCTGCAATCTCCGCATAAGTTTTAAGCATGTCAAGCTCGTGTTTGATTTGAGCTTGCTCTTGGTTGACTTGATGTTTAAGCTGAATGTATTCTTGCTTGTACGTTTTTAGATGGTTAGATATTTTTCTTAGCTTTCTTCTGTCAACGCTGGTTTCGACAATTTTGGCTTCGGGTCCTGGATTTGCTGGTATATACACAGCTACATAATCAGTCGGTCCATCGAATTGCTTATAAGATTCAAAATACTTGATTTCTTGTCGGTGTTCAACTGTTAATCCCCGCTGCATGTAATAAGCGTCGATTACTTCGGCTCGGTTGTGAATGTCACTAAACTGAAAACTTGCGTCAGGGTCATCGTAAAAATCCGTTATTATCATATGGTAACCAAAGAAAAATATATCAGTAATATCAGTAAGGAACCTACTCGGGAAGTCACGCAGTTTTTGCTCGAGCGTTAAATAACGCTGTTTTAGCTTTTTGTTCTCTTGGTCAATTTCAAACATACAATACCTGTGTGTACTTGTGTGAACTACACAGATATTATATATTATCTGAAGTCTTTAGTCAATGGCTGCATCATCTAAACCGGCAGCACGAAGTTTGGTAATATGCCCTATCATCCAGCCTTTTTGATCGATGCCTTTTAGTATGCCCAAAAACTTATTACGCACTAACGAAAACTCGTTTACCAAAAGCGCCATGTCAACAACATCAACATCACCTTCGGCAAACTTGTCTGCGTCTCGAGAACTGAGTGCTTTGTTATAGTGTTCCAGGTACTTTCGAAAAGTTGCAGTCTTTTTCTTCTTTAACTCAATGTTTAAGTATTCTAAGATTGCTTCAAGTTCTTGCAATTGCCCGTATCGATGTTCAACTATACCTGGTAATTCAGAACCGTGTTTTTCTAAAGACTTGCCTCGCAGAGTAAGTTCTGTCTTTGCTGTTGCATATTCGTCTTCAAAAAAATCGATACAGTCAGGCAACATGCCAAGGTCTCTAGTAACTTTTCGGTACCATACACTCATTCTTCATCCACTCTCTTAAGTGCGTTTGAAATAGCCTTAACAAACATAACAGAACGTCTATGTGTGCCAGGGATTCGATTTCTAAGCATAAGCAACTTTTGCGGAATGTCTAACTTTTCCATAAGTGCTTTGTGTAGCTTAGTTAAATTTGCGGGTTGAGCCATCCAATTGACTGCATCTCGTTCGTGCATTACCATTGGATACAATTCGTCGTCGACAATTGTTCTTACAGCTTTGATATCTGCAGAATCAATTGCATCAAACAATCGCTGTGCAACATCTTCGATATCACTCATACTCGTCACCGTCTTCGTTTTCGAATTCAAATTCACAGTACGAAATGATTGCATCTTTTAATAAATGGCACTCAATACTTAAAACAGAATGCTCAGTAAAATCTAAAAGCCCGTGTTCGTCAAGTGTTGCAACAAATTCATCTGCTGCCGTTATTGCATCGTTCTTGTTCATAAACGGCTTCATGCTTGCCCATAATTCAATTATAGCATCATCGGTCATTTATTTCTCCGAAAGCAGTGCGCATTTAGCGCACTGTATATTAATTTTCGATTTCGTCAATTTCAACATCATCGACTTCAACTTCTAAGTCTTTAATGTCGAACTCGGCCATCACCTGATCATAAAACTCATTGGTCATATGCTTGCGAAACTGTACAATTTCTTCGCCTGTTTCTTTCGATACATAACGATATCTATTGCCCTGTTTCTTTAGTATGCCAGCAGTTTCAAACAATTCGAACAAGCCCGAGTACGGATCCATACCACTATCATACGGAATATATACATCTACTTTCTCAAAAGGCTTTGAATAGCGAGACTTCATGATTTTACATGACGCCTTAATACCGCGTATGTCAGTTACCTTTTTACCGTCGGCATCTTCTTTGAGTTTCTTTTTACGCATTGCTACTACAATCGACGATGCATAGATAAAACCTTGACCACCTGATACTTTATCATCTGGGTCAAACATATCTTGCGATGCATAAGTGTGGTTAGTTGCTACCAAGCCAACATCGTAAGGTGCAATCAAGTTAACTGTGTTACGCACTAATGCAGTTAACGATTTTGCTTTACGACCTAAGTCGCCTTTCATGTCGCCTTTTTCAAACTGATTAACATCAGTTGGTGTTAACAACATACCTAGCGAGTCGATAATAAACAATACTTTTGGTGCTTCACCATCATGGTTAGCAGTATCATAATCTTCTCGATACGCTTTCATGAACTCTGATATTGTTCTAGCAACATCATCGACCATTGAACAACCGATTTTAAGAAGTTTATCTTCCGATGTATCTACACCTACTGCATGCAACCACGTTTCGTCTAGTGCATTCTCAGTGTCGATTAGAACAACAAAAATACCTTGCTCTTGTGCGTTACGTGCTAAGTTTCCTGAACAAATATAACTTTTACCAGAGCCGGACTCACCTGCAAAAACTGTTACTTTGCCTAACGGCACGCCTGTATGGAAATCACCCGAAAGTAAATAATTCAAACAGTAGTTGCCTGTGCTTACCCAAGTGCTAGGATCGTGAAAACCAGTGTGTACACCGGTAATTGATTTAGTCAAGGATTTGCGAAATTTCGAAGGGTCGAAATGTTTAGTCATACGAATACTCCATTATTCGAATAGCCCGGAGTTACCCGGGCTAATTGTGTTATCGTCTGTTGCGGATTTTTGCCAAAATATCTTCGGCGCTTGAAGAACCGCCCGATGTTACTGGCTGTTCTTTCTTAGCTTCATCCGGTTTAAACGGAGGCTTGTCGTCTTCAGTGCTTGCGCTTTCTGAAGGAGCAGGTGCCGACTCAGTCTTTGGTTCTGACTCAGTCTTTGGAGGAGCCGAGTTACTTGATGCAGTAGGGCCTGAGTACTCAAAACCCCAAGGGCGATAAAATTTTGCAAATCGCTCTGGATCGTATAACTCACCATTAACAGATGCTTCGAACATTTCGTAAATAGCGCCAAGTTGTTCAGCCGATGGCTTCTCTGGCAACCAGTCATTTAAGTTCTTTAACCCGTGCTCTTTTACTGCACCGATTTGCTCATCAGTTAATGCTGTTTCACGGCGTGCCCATTTAGAAGTGCTATAATCAGCGTATTGCCCTTTTTGTGTCTTTGTGATTGTAAAATCAAGACCATTGTAATAGTCTGTTGGCAATGCTTCTAAGTCCGGGTCAAGCAATGAACTTTTAATAAGTGTAAAAATTTGTGGACCAATAACAAATTTGCGAATTGGATTTTCTGGCAAATCTTTTTCTGCAAAGTCGCTATCTTGCACAAAACCCTGAAAAATGTAACTGCGCTTTTTCCAATACTGCGATGCAGTTGATTTTAACGAGTCATCATTCCACCATGGGCGTACTTCTGCTAAAACAGGGCAAGACTCGCCATACATTTCCATACACGGCACTTGGATGATTACTTCTTTGTTCTCATCGTCGCCTTTGATACCAGGGAAACGAAGTTTAATAACTTGTTTCTCTACCCAGAAAAATGTATTGTCTTCGTTACCGTCAGGTAAGAATCGAATTTTTGCTGATGTATCATTGTCTAAGTTCCAAAACGGAAAGGTTTCACCTGAAGAGGTTGATGGCTGTTTGCGGGAATCCGCGGCTTGTAGTTTCTTGCGAATTTCGTCAAGTTTAGATGTCATTTTTAAATTCCTTTTAATAATCCTAAACGCTGTCCATTTGTTATGTTAGCCGTACTGAGTCGCGTTATGCTGTTCCAACTATTATGTGTAGTGTAGGGGCTAGTCGCCTAGCCCTCTTAATGTTCAAGTATTATACTTAATCATATTCTGGTTGTCAACCAGTTTATACTCTAGTGTATTTCTCCAGTGACAATTCGAATTCTTTGCTTTCTTTTAAATCTTCCGATACAGTTTCTTCTGTTTTTACAGTAAGATTTTCAAGTACATTATTTATCACGCTGTGTTCAAAGGCATTAATATCTTGACCTTGTTGCATGCGCTTAGATACTTTACTTATATATGTAGACAATGTTTCGTTTTCCGAAATAAGCGAAGCAATAGCGCCTAAGCGATATCCTAGTCTTGCTTGTTCAGATTCGAATTGTAGCATCTTTTCTTCAGTTAAGTCAAGATTTCCATTTACCCAAATTGTAGAACTTGAGCTTTCTTCTACTTTACGCAAGTAATGATCTTTTTCTGCTACCATCTTGTTTACAGTTGGTAACAAAGACTCGAACTTTTCGCTAAACGATTTAACAGTGAACATATCTTTAAGATCGTCTTCTGTGTACCCGTATTGATCTTCGCTCAGTTCAAGTGGTTCTGTTTCTTTGATACGCTCGGCAATAACATGATAAGTGTTAGTACCAGACAGTCTGGCAATATCATGCTTGATTGATGCTAGATTTTCGTTAACAGTTTCTAATATTTGCTGAGTGCTTTCGTTGATCAAGTTGTTTGTTTTAGCATACTGAACAAACTCTTTGAGCTTTAGCATTCTGCCAGTGTTTTCGATAATGTAGTTGCCTACAGCATCTTCCATTACGCCACCGTAAGACATGTGACGAGCCATAGCACGAGCACCACCGAGGTGTTTGTGCGGGAACCTAAAACGTTCGCCAGCCATTTCAATAAAAATGTCTTTGATGTTTCTTGCTCTTGAACCGCGAACATCTTCGTCTACTGCGGTTTTGTGTTTAACCAAGAGCTTTACGCTTTCGACCTGTTGGTAACTGGTCTTTTTTGAACCGTACATACGTGACATCGATTCAGATACTTGTTGATCAGCCATTTTTCTCATCCTATTTATTTTTGCTTTATAGGAGAAGTCTCGCGGTTGAATACTCTTCCCATAGTTCTTAACTGTATAATTAATTAGAAACTCGTTTGCTAAGTTTTTTAGTCTGCGTTGCATCTTTTCAGTTGCTTCAAAAGACTCTTCTTTGTTTATACTTAGCTCGATTTCGTTGTTGTCTGTATCAATAGTAACCATCATGCTTGGCTCAGGTACATAAAACCGAGTGCCTAACTGAGGGTCAACTGTGATATCACCGTCCGGTGTATAAATTTTCACTTCGTCGCTTGCGCTTCGTAGTACACCAAAAATCTTTTCTGCTAATCTCTCAAACTTGACCATTAGTTATCCTTTATATAAATGCTAGTGGCATTGGTGATTCGTCATCGTCTTCATCTTCGCCGAATGCTAAGTTACTTGATAATGCCGCGCTGGTAGTGTCTTCCCACTTAGCAATAAAGTCAGCCATTCTTAGTACAAGTATCAATGCCATTACCAAGTCATCTGTAGTTCCATTCCTGGCAGCATAAGTACCACCACGATATATGAATGTTTTAAGTTCACTTATTAACGCTTTCGAATTAATGTCTAACTGACCGTTTTCAACTAGACGTTTTAATGTAGCACATGCTTCTTGTTTCGAACGCGGGGTAGTTGTATACCCTTTACGTTTACGAGCACCACGTGTATCTGGATCGTGCAACATAGAACCTGCAAAGTGGTCTTCGCCTGTATCACGTATTACAACTAAAGCGGCTTCGCCTAGTGTATTATTTTCCACTGACCAATAAACTTCTGGGTCACCTTTAGATTGTATATGACGTCCTATGTCTCTTAATAACGCCACTTGATCTTCTATGCGGGTTTTGTTGTGTTGCCATTCTGCAACTTGTCGCAGTGTTGGTAATTCCCACACTTGTATTGCGGCATTGTCGCCGCCGGTTCCCATCGAAGGATCTAGCCCGATTACATAAGTGCAATTCGGGTCAATATCTTTGTACCATCTAACTTGATGCTCAGTACGCTTAGGTGTGGCACCTTCAAGCTGTGCAAGTTTAGCAGATGCTATTAATGTTTCTTCAAACGCTATAAACTGACATTCGTGCTCACGCTTGAATTTATCATCGCCCACAGCATTACGTTCAGCAGTAGCCCAGTCGTCATCTCGATCTGGATGCGATTTCCAGTCAGCAAAGAATGGCTTAAATCCGTTAGGACCAATTTCAGTTTCGTTACCGTATTCGTCAGTTAGCTTGTTAGCATTAAACCATATTTCGGCAAACTGATCATCTTCAATGTTAGGCGTACTTGTAATAATACATTTACCACCCGTTGATAGTGTAGGTGACAGTGACGTCCATAGTTCTTTGGCGATGCCGTGATCTACGAACGCGAGCTCATCCATGTATATTAATGACAATGATAAACCACGTCCAGTGTTTGCTGTTGTAGTTTGTGCAATAATACGTGAGCCGTTATCAAATTCTAATGATTTTTTGTTGTATGCAACAACACCTGCACGAATATGATCTGGTATACTTTCGTATGCATATCGAATACGTTGCATAATTTCCAATGCACCGTCATGTTTGTTAGATGCAACAAGAACAGTAGAATCTGATATGAACATTGCATACCACAACAGATATCCTGCTGCCACAGTTGACTTACCCATTTGTCGCGAAACCATGTTTATTGATTTTCGATAATTATGGTAAGAATCAACTAGTCCTCTCTGAAACTCATAAGGCTGAAAAAGCATCCTACCTTGTGTAGGATGCTGTATATACATAAAGTTTTCAAGAAAGTACATTGGGCCAGTCTCAGGGTGCATGCATTTGCGAAGCTCTTCAATTTGCTCCGCAGTGTAATGTACCCTAGAATAGGCCTTTTTAACTAACTTATCATCTATCATAAATTATGACTTTTTAAATAACCTATAATTGGACGCCAAGTCTCTGTGTATAGATTTACTTTCTGTTACATCCATTTTCTTTTGCAACGGGTTATCGCCTTGCTTGGCTGAACTCGGCCCTGCGTCTTTTGCAACCGAGTGATGCGCGCCATTAGGGAAATAACCGTCGACATCAACTTCAATTTGCTTGTCGTAACCGTTGTCGTAATCTTCGTCGACTTTTTCATCGTTGTCTTTTTGGACATAACGCTTGTCGTCAGCCGCTTGTGCCATTGGCTCTTCGGTGTCGCCATCGTTATCTAAATCAATATAGTCAGGCTTTACGTCATCGTCGGTTGCTTCTTCAACTGGATTCATTACAGCATTGTATAGCCCAAACTGTTCTTCAGTGCCTAAGCCGTATTCATCAGCAAGTGCCATTACAACAGAATCAAGGTCCATGCCACGGTTCATCATTTCTCGGGCATCGTCGACAATGCGATCTTCTTTGTTAACAAGAACATCTTCTTCCATGTCATTTGCTAACGAATCAATATCTGACTCTTGCATTCCGCCGAATTCTTGGTTAGCTTCGTGTCTTAAATGCGCCATTTCTTCCTGGGCATCCAACCACTGTGCAAAATAATCTTCGTCGATTTGACCCTTGTCAATCAACTGTTGTATTTGCGTTTCATCGGCAAAGTACAGTGCGGTGCTGTCACCGTTTTTAAGATCTGCTAAAACATCTTGCGTGGTGCAAGATTTGCCTTGGCCTGCTTTGGTCATACAAACGCCTTCGCGGCTTTCGTTCATTGATTCGCCAGTAAGCTCACGATATCTTAACTTGCGCTCATAATCGTCTAACGTCGAAGGTTGTGAATCGTTATAATGCTCGTCGTCGAATCTTGCACGGTCGACCATTTCAACTGAATCATGTTCGTCTCCGACTTCGTCGTCTTCGTAATCGACTCGTGCGCCTTTGGTAAAGATATCCATCGGATCTTCTTCTTCGTAATCCGGTAAACTTGCTTCTTGGCCGGCTTCGCGATCGTTGTCGAAATAATCGTTCCAGTCAATATCCTGTCGTTCGCTTACGTGTCGGACTTCTTGCATTCCGCCAATAACGCCTTCGTCTAATTTTTTACTTTTACTTTTCACCGGTTCTTGCTTAATACCGGCTAGTTCTCGTAGTCTGTTTATTTCATTACTCATAACTAGTCCTTTATTTTTCTTTCATTCTGCCGAATAAACCCGGTGAACTTTCTTCTTTAGTTTTGTCAAACGAATCGTAATCAGCTGGTAGAACATTGTCCGATTCAGCATGCGCTTCGTTGGTTTCTCTTTCTTTACGCGCTTTTTCTAAGTCTTTAAGTAAATCCAGGCGTTGATCTTCAGTGCCTTTTGGATCTTCGGCTTCTTCGCCTTTGTAATCATCTTTACCTAACTTAGCTTCGCCTTTGTTATCATGATTTATCATTCTTGAAATGTACAAATCTGTTTCGGCAAATCGCGGATCGTTTTCACTGTAAACAACTATTCGTTGTTTTGAAACACCAAGCATGTCGGCAAGTTTTGTATTTAGATAATCTCTACTTGCCGGATACTGCAATACAATCTCGGAAATAAACACTGGTGTATTTTTCACTTGCGGGAAATCTAACGGACTTTCCTGTATTGGAGTTTCACGGAATTTACTTGCTGTTTTCAAGTCGTACTTAGCAAAACAGTTTTCCATGCAATCAAGCATGTCATCTGTTACGGCATCAACTGCCAATTTAATAGTATATTTGTACTCTGGGTACGAACTACTTAAATAATCTTTTAAACCCATGTGCATCTTTATCTCCGGAATTCTTTTATTACCACTATTTATCGTCGGACTGCTCGCTTGGCTGCGCATTCGAACGTATGAGACTTAATAGCTCATTACGATCAAGTTCTTCGCCTTTGCGTGCGCCTTCGCCTTCGCCGCTGTCCTGTTCAATCTTTAATTTTTTCATTTGCAGTTCTAGCAGTTTTATTTTTCTATCTGCTTTAGAATTGCGGGCATCAAGTGCATGTTTGAGCATTTGTCCAGCAACTTCGTAAATTCTACCCGACTGTCCTAGTGGCGAATTCTTGCCGAGTTCAACTAAGTCCTTGTATGACGATAATGCGTGTCCGGATATTTCTTCCATTTCTTTATCGTGTTTATCAACACCTGTAACTGCGGCCAATGCATTGTCAAGCTTTTCAGCAGTTGACAAAGATTCTAACATGGTAGCAGACTGCTCTTCGTGCTCTTCGATGTCGGCAGTGTTATCTTCTTCGTACGGTGGTAATCCAAGTTCTTCTTCGAGCTGTCTTGTCATGTGTTATTTCCTTTTCTTTGAAAAGATACTATCTTCATTAATTACTTTAAATACTGCACCGCGCCTTGAGCACCATTGTTGTGCCGCTTGCCACTTTGCCGCATTTACTGCTAATGCTAATTTATCCTTTTCTTTCTTGGCTTGTTCTACAAATGTTTGCGATGATGGTTTTATTTCCCATACTTCAAGTCTACGATTACCATCTTTGTCTTCGAATAACACAACAAAGTCGGGTACATACACAGTCATTGTCCCTTTGAGCGGATGCTTATACGGAATTTTTATAGATTCCGAAGACCATTCTAAAATGTTAGGGTGATTATCGCACATTCTGCAGACTGCTAGTTCCCAAGACGATCTATAGTAAGGTGCAGTTTTACCCGAATACTTGTCCGGGTTTTTTACTTTATAATAGTTCTGATGAAAATTGCTCAAGGTTGAACACCTCTGCTTTTAGGACTTGCATTGTTGTTAATGCTACGAACTCTTTCGTGTTGATCGCCTGCACCGCGAAGTAAGTTTATATAAGGATAGATTGATTCTACTAAATTAACTTTACCTTGATTGGCTGCTTGTATTAAATTAAGAGGTGAGACGCCTTGTATTTTGGCGGCATCGATTAAAATAACCGCAAGCGTTGACGCAGTTTGTTTCGACTTACTTATTTTCTCAAAGTAACAGAACACTACATTAAACAAGTCGTCGTTAACGCTGCCGCCTGTAGTGTTAGTAAAAGCAAGTCGTATTGCGTCAGGTGATAAGAATGTTTCGCCGCCTGTTGCACCTGAGTATACATTGGCACGAGCACCGTTAACATTCCGAACAGTTCTTTCTGCGCCTTTTTGTTCAAGTATTTGAGTACTGAATCTCCCGAGCTGGGAGTTTTTAATTGTTTGTCTGCTTGCCATTATCCACCTTTCCTAACCCTTCTAACATCTGGATAGTTAGTAGGTATGTCGTCTATGCGTGACGTGAACCCTCTAACGCTAGGTAACGGAAATGGTGGTTCGTCAACGCCAAGTACTTCTTTTTGAAT